AACCGGCACCCGCGCCCGTGGCGGTGGCCGCCCCCGCATCGGAGCCCTCCAAAGAAAATTCCACCGATAATAGTAAGATTGCCAATGTGCAACAATGAAAAAGTACAAGGCCATAGCCGTACCAGTATCATTCGTGGACGAGAAACCTAGATTTCTCACGGTGAGGGACCGGAGGTTTAAAGATTGGATTTTCGTCACGGGTGGGTGCAGGCGGAAAGAAATCTTTAACCCCCTCCGATGTGCTCTCAGGGAATTAGAGGAGGAGACCAGAGGTGTGGTGTCCCTGAAGACGGGGGAGTACACGGATTACGTTTTCACAGTTAAAGAGAGTCCACAAGTGGACCTCGTGTATCACGTGTTCGTGTTCTTCGTGAGTTGGACCAGGGGGGAACAACAGCAGTTGTTGCGCCGGTTCAACGAGGAAAAGCAAAAGACAAACCTTAAAAAAATCAATAAACAACCCTACAAGAAGACCTACGACGAGAACGATTACATGGCGTTCGACACCCTCTCGGAGTTCAACGCCAAGAAGAACTGGGGACTCATCACCACGAACGTCGTGAAGAACCCGGAGTTTTACAGTTGCATGACTTCTTTACATAGAAAAAAGTTTTCGATAAAGTAGATGAAGTCTAAGAACTACATTTTAATGCAAATCAAAGAGTTATACACCGGGAAGTTGGGATGGTACGAGTACCAGGCCGACCGTGAACTAGAAAAACTCAAAGAAAAAACAGTCTATGAACTTCTCGTAATCAAGAAGCAGTTGGCGGAATCAAAGGATGGCCCCGACATGCGCTGTCTCCACTGGTTTAGAGATGACACGCGGTTTGATTAGTAGAGCATGTTTCGCCAATGGTGTGCCCAGGAAGGGCTCACACACTCACGCAATTTGTCGCATGTGTTGATGGACGGGGGATGTCTCAGCGTACCATTCGACAAATTGAGTGCGTTCAACGAACGCTACGTCGACGCGTGTCAGAGGGGGGAGAAGGTGTTCGTCGTCGAACAGAAGACGTCAGTGTACAACTTCTTCTGCGACATCGACTATAAAGACGTCGAACCCCTGACGTTGGAGGAGATTCAGGACGTGTGCAAAATCATATGCGACAAAGTCCGTCGCTACGGTGGGGGGCGGTGCCTGGTGAGCGTGGCCGAACCCAAACGCGTCGATGCCGATAGATACAAAACCGGGGTGCACCTCAACTGGCCAGGGATGGTCGTGGACCAGACGTCCGCGGTGGCCCTCAGAGAACACATCCTCGTCGTCCTCTACACCGCCAAAGGTGGGGTCGACTGGAACGAAGTCATCGACAGTTCAGTGTACGGCGACCTCGAGCGGGGGTCCAGGGGGAGTGGGTTCCGCCTCCCCTGGTCCCACAAGAAGGCCAAGTGCACGTCGTGTCAGGGCAAGGGGTGCGACGAGTGTGGACACGAGGGGAAGATGACCCAAGGGATGTACCTCCCCGTATTCACCTACGACGAGGGGAAGGTGGTCCCCGTGGACCCATCGCCCACGGTGGAACTCCTGGAGATGGCCACCGTGAGAACCCATCTCGACACGGCCAACACCCGCGTGGAACCCCCGGCCAAGGCCATCAAGGAGGGGGCGTTCACCAAGTTGCAGACCAAGGATGAGTTAGATGACATAGAGGTTCGAGCGACCTTGGAGATGTTCATACAGAGGAACATGGAGGGTCAAGGTGGGGCCAGGGTCACGAGGATTTTTAAATATAAAACGACCTATCTCGTGTCCACGACGTCGAGGTACTGCGAAAACCTTGGAAGGGAGCACGGCTCCAATCACGTGTGGTTCTACGTCAACGGCAACAACATCGCACAGAAATGTTTCTGTCGGTGCGAAACAGTGAGGGAACGGAGGGATGGGTTCTGTCGAGACTTCGTGGGGAAGAGGTACATGATTACCCCACAGCTGTTCAAGATGCTCTACCCCGACGGCGTTGCCCTGTGTCGACCCGCGTCCCCGGTGGCACCACCACCCAAGTCCGAGGACGTCGTGGAGACCGCAGCGTTCGAGACGTTCATACGAAGGTATTTCACTGGACACGAAGAGACGAGGGTCATTCGTGTACAGAAGAATAAAATTTTTACAAACAGTAATTTTTGCCCCAATGTGGGGAAAGAACACGGTCAAATGTGTTTCGTCGTGGATAAAAAGGGGTTCATGACACTCGGGTGTCCCTGTAAATCCAAAAAAAGTGTCAAGGTTTTACCATCCATGTTCAAAAGCTTAAACAAATGACGCCGTTAGTTATACAAAATGACCACGCGATACGGACGAGTCATCAAGCAGCCCAAGGCTGTGTACGTGCCCGAACAAGTCGAGCTGGAGGACGACTATAGCGAGGACGAGTACGACAGCGATTACTCGTGTAGCGATGACATCCCCACGGACCAGGAAGGGGGCTCCGACGAGGAAGACGACGAGGACGACGACGACGACGATGGGAGTCTCAAAGACTTCGTCGTATCGGATTCAGAGGAAACTGACTTTTCAGACAGCGAGGAGAGCACGACTTAAAAAAATCAGACGTTTGTTGTAATAATGGAGACGGACATCGGCAATCCTATTGAATATAACCCACAGATACACGACGACGAAGATGAACAGCAGCAGCACCAGCCACGACACGAAGAACCCATGATGCATCACTACTACATGCCACCACCTCCGTCCATCCATGGTGGTGGTGGTGGTGATAAGTTAGATTTCACGAACTTGGACAAGAACACGTACATCGTGATGTTCATCGCGTTCATAGTTGGGTTCTTCATGGGCAAGACCATGCAACCCGTCATCCTACGAGCCATGTAATATCAAATCAGTAAATACGTCTATAATGCACCAGTTCCGAATTCGCATCGAACGCGTCCGACGCCGTCCAGTACCACGGGGGCGTACTTTCAGGGGTGGAGTTCCCCATGAGCTTAGGAGTCCCATACGCAAAATAAAACACGATCACGAGCGCGATGGTCACGATGTTTAAGATGATACTTAACATTGTATATATTTAGGTGATATTAAAAAAATCTACTCAGCCTTCGGTTCGGGCTCGGCCTCGGCCTCGGCCTCGGGCTCGGCCTCGGCCTCAGCCTTCTTGCGCGCGGCTTGGCGCTCCTCGAGCTCCTTGGCGACGATTTCATCAGCCTCCTTGACGAGTTCCTCCATGGGTGCGTCTGGTTTCTCCTTCTGAAGTTCAGCGAGGACTTCGGCCGGGTGTCGCACCGGGGCTTCGTCAGGTTTCGAGTAGAACTTGCTGTTCTCGTCGCCCGGAACGAAGTGGTTCGTACCCTCGAGCATCCCGCGCTTACGTTCTTCGAACATCTTCGCCGCCGCGGCTTGAGATTCTCTGTACCCCGCCATGATTTCTTCGAGTCGTTCATTCTGGTAGTGCACGTCCTCAATCTTCGAGTCATCCGGTGGGATGAGAATCCATTTGTACATGTCCACCACGTAGATGTTGAAAGACGCGTCCTCCTTTTGTAAACGCTTGGCGTGAGACGCGGCTTCATCGCGCGTGGCGAAACATCCACGAATCTTAATGCCAAACTTGTCAGATTTCTGCGGAGCCTCCGGTCCGACGATGGAGAGGCACGCGTAGACTTGACCCGGGACGGTGAGGTAATCTTGTTCGAGGAGGGACATGATGTATGTTTTCTACTCAATGAACGACACTAAACTTTAACTACGTTTAACATGTGTGTTGGGACTTTATTGATGAAGCGTCGAAGCATGGGTGCGTAATCACGTGGTCTGTACCCATACTTATTAGACACAAGGAGGACCAATCTGTTTTCGTACAGGTTTTTCAATTCCTCATCGGACTCCTGGTCGATGGCGCGTTTGAGTACACGCGCGCGGTCCATGTCCTTCGCCGTGAACTCACCGAGACTCTTCATGTTCTGTATGGGCCACGCGTTGGGAAGACCCGTGTATTTCGTGAGCGACCTCTTCGTGGGGAACAGGTTGAAAAATGTGTCGTGGTGGCGTTTCAGTTTACCACGCGCGAAATCGTCCAAGACCTTGGTGTCGAAAAATTCTTGGTTCCACGATTTCGTTCGTAAACGCATCATTTTCGCAAGGATTGGGATTCGGTCACCGTACGATTTGACGTGATAGGGTTCGAAAGGTTTCTGCGTGAACGGCCCACGACTGACCTTTTTGAGCATCTCTCGTTCGTACACGTACTTCACCTGACCGCTCACCAGTTCGGTGAGGAGGAACACTTTGTTTTTTATTTTCGCGTTCGTCGTGGGTTGGACGGTCTTGTTGATGTATACCACGTTGTTGCCATTACGTTTCGTCGTTCGAGGGGACGGGGAACCGTAGCGCGCGCGCAGGGTTTCCATGTTTACGTTTGTGCGAGGACGTCTCACGGGTGAGGTGGGACCACCCAACCATTCCAATTCCTGTGTGGTGAGGTTCCGCCCCAACGCCTCACGGAAGGTAAGTTCGGGATTTTCCATTCTTTCTATTTGTGCGTTCGTGAGGTTTGGAAGTCTGAGGGATGTACGGATGTCATTGAAAAACTGCACTCGCGTCCGACTCATATTAAACAACAACATAAATTTTCATCCTCTTCCACTGTCGTTGTCGTCGTCAGGAGAGGCTGTTGCACGCCGACGCGTTTCAAACGACTACGAATAGCACCCTGACTTCGACGATGTATCTCGCTCATCTGTGCCACGGTCAGTCCACGCTCCTGTTCTTCCCTCAGCTGTTCATCCTCCTCGTGGGACCACGGTTCGTAGGCGAGGGACTCCGTGCAATCCTTCGCAAAGTGTCCACTTTCACCGCACTTGAAACACCTATCATCGCTTCCGCGCAACATTTGTTGTATCGTATGTTTTTCAGAGTTCGTGAGGGAGACGCGACAAAATGACCCCCCTCGTACGTTCTCGACCCCGTACTTTTTCATGTACTCGAGCGTGGTCTTGTCTTCATCGAATGGGTCATGACTCACGAATGTTTCACACACGTCGATGGGTCGATATTTTTTGGTCCACGCCGCGCCGCCAACGCCATCGAAGTGCGACCGCACTCGCACGGAGACGTTCTCGGTACGACCCACGTAATATTTTTCAGCACAAAGTTTTAAAACGTAGATGAACATTTTGTGAAACAAAAATTCCCTTCCTCTCAAACTGGGGGTATTTTTTGTTGTGAACACGATTGAGGTGACCTCGAAAAACCACGAACTGGTAACCTAACCTAAAATTTTTTACA